CTTGCCGCTGTCATAGATGACAGCGCCGCCGGTGGTGGAGCCGCCCAGGTAGGTGTAGCGGCCCGGCATACTCTCCACCGGCTCATACATGCCAGGGATGAGCTCATCCATGGCACGGTAGATGTCATAGGTGCGGCAGAAAGCGCCCACAACACCGTTTTTGGTCTCCGGGTCACCCTGCTTGACTGCCAGCTTGGTGGGCAGGTTTTGGGAGCCTGGCACCTGGGGCCAGAGGGTGCAGTCACGCCAGTCCTCATACTGGCCCAGCAGGCCCTTGACGGACAGCAGGGGCTTGTCTTTCCACACATAGATGTATTGGCTGTCTGAGCAGCAGCTTGGCCAGTACATCAAACGGGACACCTCAAAAGTGGTGGGGTCACAGAGCTCCAGGCCTATGTACTCCGCCATCTTGCGGGCGATGGGCTCATATTCATCCGCTGAGGCCGTGCGGTCCAGCGGCAGCAGGACACGCAGGCGGGGTGCCGCCGGGCTGTGCTTACGGGTGGAATAGATGCAATAGCCGCAGCTCAGCCCCTCAACACGGCGCAGGACATCCTCCGTGCCGCCCGGTGGGATGTTGTCCAGGTCCAGCGTGATGACATCACGCCCGGTCACATTGTTGGCCTTTCGGCGGGGGCCTGACAGTGTGCCTGCCATAAAGCCGCCCACATCCTTGAGGTCATCCTGCTGGGCCTTTTTCATATTCAGATATTCTGCCAGGGGCTCAGTGCCTCTGGCTGGGGTCTGGAGCTTTGCCCACAGCTCAGAAATGAGCAGGGTTTGCGCCTGCCAGACCATGGCCCTCCGGCTGCTACCGGCGGAGATGGTTATTTTGCGGTCAAATTGCATGGGTCACACCTCACGGTTTCGGATGTATCAGGGATTGAGAAATGCGGTTGTCAAGCCGCTGGAGCTTGACGGTGCGCTGCTGGGTCACCTCATCACGGATGCTGAACATGAGCTTGAGCTGTTCCAGCATGATCTCAACATCAGCGATCTCCTCAGCGATGTGGGCGGCGTTGTCCGGGCCACGGAGGTTTTTGGAGAGCTCCTTGGTGAGCTCCGCCATTTCCTCCATGCAGACCGTGCACTGGCTGGTCTTGCCATAGACATTCACCGCAAGCTGGCAGATTGCCGTTTCGCATTTGGTCATCTAAAAAACCTCCCTGTCTTGCGGTCCCGGAGCTCAATGCGGGCCGTCAGCTCAAAGCCGCTTTCCGCAATGATAAACTTGAGGACCTTGATGAGAGTGTTGACCTTGGCATCCAGCGCCTCATGCCCCTCTGCGGACACTTTCTTGATGGCGTTGTATGCCGTTGGGTCTGCGTAGCCCTCAGCGTTTTCCCAGGGTTTTGAGCTCATTGGCCAGCACCTCCTTTTGCCATTGTTCGACATCTGCACCCAGCTCCTTGAGCTTGAGCCGTTCCGGGTACAGGTCATCCATTTCATAAAAGTCACGCATCCGGCGGTGTTCTGCGGCCATCGCCAGATAGAAATCATGGAGCCGCTTGACCCCCAAAGCCCAGGTGCCGGTGCAGTGTCCAGAGCACCATGCAGTCCACATCCAGAGCCAGCAAGTCATCTTTCTCAAGGCACTGCTGGTTGATTTCGTGCATCATGGCCGCCCGCATCTCCGGGGTCATTATGGACTTGCCCAGAGCGGAGAGCTTGATGTTGAGTGTGGGGTCTTTGGGCACCTGCACACCTTGGCGTTGCAGGTTTCGCCGCTCTTTTCTGTTCATCGCTTTGTGCCTCTCCGGCAGCGCCCGGCGTTCTCATTGGGCTGCCAGTCCTCAACCACAAGGACCGGCTGGCCGGGGCCTTTGTCACAGATGAAGTCACCCTCACCAATGTACTGGCAGCAGTCACACATGCCGGGGTCGCACATTCGGGGCTTTTCACTCCTGGGTCTGGGTTTCCGCTTTTTCATAGGGGCAGCTCCTTTCTGTCACGATTTCACCGGCGCAGGCCGCATAGCCTGCCAGATCAATAAAGCTATCAGCTTTGTCCCCAGCCTTGATGCGTGCTACTTTGAGCAGCGCCATCATCATGGCTACATCCTTAGAGGTGAACAGCGTCCCCATGTAGGCAGTCCACAGTTGTCCGATGAGGCCAAAGCTGTCCTCAGGCGTGCCATAGTTCTGCTCACGCTCACCGCAGACACAGCGGCGGGCGGCCTCTAAAATCTCAGAGCGTTTCATTAGGCACCTCCTCAATGTCATCAAAGATGACCGGCACTTGGGAGCGCATCTGGTGGAGCAGCGGGATGGCCACCTCACGCATCTGCGGGTGCGCCGCCGGAGCGGTCCGCAGCTTGAAGAAATGCCGCCATTCCCGCAGGTTGGCCGTCATCACCACCTCAGTCTTGAGGCAGGTGGGCAGGACGGCACGGGCCTCTTGCGGGGTGCAGCCCCAGTCCAGCAGCTCAAAATATGACTTTTCAGCCATTCTGCAAGCCACTTTCCAATACTGCCAGCCCGGTGTGCCCTCCGTCAGGAAAGAGGGGCGGATGACGGTGATTTCACTGCCAAAAACATCCTTGGAATAGTTGCAGTAGCGGGTGCTCTCCTGGCAGTAGGAGGCCATGCGGTGCCGGACAATTTCATGGGACACGCCCCGGTCACACACAAACTTGACCGTGATGTCAAAGTGTTCCAGGACGGCCTCATGGCCACGCTTGATGATGCCCGCCACAAACTTGGCGGCGCTGGTGTCGGTGATTTTGTCCTCAGACTTGTAGCAGACCCGCCCGCACAGCTCAATGTGCTGGAGGATAGCCTGGCCATCCAGCGGGGTGAGGATTTCGGTATAGGGGTTAATGATTTTCATGTGTCACGGTCCTCTCTTGCAAAGCGTTCATCCAGTTCAAACACGCCACGGGGCTGGCCTTTGTAAAAGCCTTTCATGGGGCGCTCTAACTGGGCTTGTAGGTGTTTCAGCTTTTCCCAATACTCCGGGAGATACTGGCGGATGTTTCTGAGTTCCTTGAGGTTTTTGTTGCAACAGCACCAGCAGGAAACACGGTCCAGAATGTCATAGAGCCGGATGGAGCCCTCCAGCCAGAAATATCCGGCGGAGTAGCAATATTGCAGGCAGTCCGCCTCAGTCATGCCAAACTCCGCAAGCGGAAAGAGCTTGTAGGGCTTGCGCTCTTTTTGGAGCCTGGGCGTTTCATCTGCGGCGATGCCCACATAGACCTTTGCGCCCTGGCGCTCTGCATACTGGTCAATGGTCCGCAGCTTGCAGGAGGTGCCCCAGCGGCACAGGCCGCCACACCAGCCATACCCACGCCGCTCACGCCCCTTGACGGGACGCTCCAGCATGTCATAGAGAAAAGGGTTGTCCGGGCATAGTGTTGTGTATTTGATGCCGTGCTGCTGGAATATCTGGAGCATATCATCCCGCAGGTCATAGATGGCTTGAAACTCCATCCCGGTGTCATAAAAGACCACCTCATCCAGCGGCAGACCACGCTCTATGAGCATGAGCACCATGGCCAGGCTGTCCTTGCCAAAGGAGCACGATGCAATGTATTTCATGTGTGCCTCCCATGCCCTTCCTCCGCAAACAGCGGGGGGGGGCTGATTATTAAGTAGTCACGGGCCCGGCCCATTGTTCCGCCATTGCGGCGGCCACGCCGGGGAAAGTCTTGGCCCTGTTGATAGCATCTTGGCCACGCTTGGCGGCCCCATACTTGCTCTTGTCTTTCCGTCCCGTGCCAGCAGGAACATAGGGGCCTTGCGGCTCCACAATGTCTGTGGGCACCAAAAGGGGCAGTCCGATCAACCACAAGCGGGTCTTTTTAGTGACGGGGTGGCCAAACTGCCAGGGCTGGATTTCTTGGGAATGGGGCGGCATTTGGAAAACCTTGCTTGACACTGGATTTTCAACGGCAATTCTGGGACACTCTGCGGTCAGAAACCTCATAAAAAAGGCCTTGCCCTCCAGCCCTTTTTGGTAGCGCTCCAGGTCAAGCTGCCCCTTTTGAGGATATAGGCGGCAGGCCCCGGCATTGGAAAGACAGGTGCAGGGCAGGAAAGCAATGAGCATGTCCCACCGCCCCAGCACATAATGTGCGGAGCCGTCACAGGTCTTGAAAAAGCAGTAGCCATTGAGCAGAGGGAGCACATCTTGCTGGATATGCCACTCAGGGTGGCCGCCGGAGCATGGGATGAGGTCACAACTATATGCCTCATGGCCCAGCTTTCGCAAAGCTATGGTGACCGCCTGGCTTTCCTCGCAGGCAACAAGGATTTGCATAAAAGCCTCCCTCAGCCCACCACCGCATTGGTAGCGGGGGGGGGCTCGTCAGTTATTTAGTCTTTCTTGAAGAATGTGCCCACCCAGCCATCAGCGTTGAGCGGCAGATCAGCGGCCCACGGGATGGACTGGCGCATGATGTTGACCACCGTGTCCAGCATGGTGTCCTCATCAGCCCATGGGGCAATGTCAATGACCACCTCATCATGGATGTGGAAAATCACCGGCAGGCCAGCGGCCTCAAGGCGTTCAATGGTGTCCGCCAGACAGTCACGGGCAATGGCCTGGACGCAGTTTTCCACCAGCTTGCCGCCGTAGGTTTCGATGCGTTTCCACCGTTTGGTTTTCTGGTCCATGCCCATGTAGGAGATGGAGGGATTGCCCCATTGGTTTTCACCAATGCCGGGGCTCACATAGTAGAGCTTGCGGCCAGAGGGGAGCTGAATGGTGAAACAGTCGGTGCCCTGGTTGTAGTCATACTCACGGGCCAGCAGCAGGCCATTGATGCCCACACTGCCGCCCTGGGTGATGACCTGCACAGCGGCATTGTCCATGGAATACCACAGGTCACGGATGCGCTTGTTGG